TATGTATCCAATTAGCAGGGTCTACATACTCAACGTTTACGCCATCATTAATCAAAAATGAATGCTTTACTACGCCAAGACCAATAGTAGTCATGTCGTAGTCAATAAGGCTTCTTGTTTCTGAATACTCGTTCATCTTAAGTATAGTATCTATCGCCATTTCTTCCGCAATTTCAATGCTAGGCTTATACTTAAGTTGCATGTACAACGATAATTCCTCATCGTTTTCTGGTAATTCATTTGGGTCAACATTAAATGCATCAACTCCAAATTCAGACTTAGTTAGATTAAGGAAGTCTTTTGCGATCATGTCTGACTCGATCATGTCTTGAAACATGTTCTTGTGTTCAGCAGACATAACATCTTGAGCCTCAGCCTTAATTGTAAACAGTCTGTCAGACATTCCGTTGACAACAATGTCAACAAACTTCGGAATAATAGGTATTGGCGACCAGTCAAGGTTTAAGTGAGACAGGTCTCCATCTATAGATAGCTCGTTTTTATATTTTTGAATTGGTTGTTCACCCCTAGCGTATAATCTAAGTGAATGATAATTACCCCATTGATTGTAGAACCTACAACTATTTGTATTTTTTTTAAACCACTCTCCCTCAATCGCCTTTGCTACCTTTAAGCCATATTCAATTGTTGCTTTTTCTTCATCGGTTGCGTTCTGGTTGGGGAATGATCGTTGTTGTATTAAAACTGATGGTTTATCCATTATTTTTTTATTTCGCTTCGGTTGCCTGTATTATCGTATCTTGCAAATTTAATACTTATTTTTGTATTTGTTTTCTCTTGATTAACGATGTACTTTTTTGTAGACATAATTGCAAGACCAGAACTAATTGAGGCATCGTGCTTTGTTCTGTTGTTTATATCAAACCTAGCCCAGTCTTCAAGGGTTTTTGTAAAATACATAGACCCCATAGAATCTTGGTCACGGTATGTTCCCTCAAGATCCAGACCAACATATTCTTCAATGTAAGAGCCAATAGCTGACGCATGAGCTTGTTTTACGTCCTCAGATGAGTTAGGTATCCCACCGAGCTCTATCTCTGTCTTAGAGAGCTTGCTGTAGTGTTTGTCTGGACGATTAATGGAGAATGGTCTGTATCCTCTATTTTTAAAGTGATACAGTAGCCTTTGCTTATTGTTCTCAATTAGTATTGGCATACCATAAAATACACACGCCATAAGAACATCCTCAAAGAATATCTCCGCTGTCTGAGGCCGTGCTATGTACTCTAAAAAAAATTCATTTGTTGGTGCGTTTTCCATGTGAAACTTAGTCATTCCATGAAGGGCACCATTCGATCCACCACCACCTACGACACCAGATATGTCATACGGGTCACACCCAAACGATCCAATGTTTTCATTTCCAGGATACTTTAATCCCTTCCTGTCTATTACGTTGTTTCTTTTGTTCTGCTCTGGTATCCATGACACAAGAAATCTACCCTTCTGATCTGGAGTCCATACAACAGTCGTGTCTGGCTTACCGTCCTTCCAGTGAAAGTAACCCCTAGTTAAAACTCTATCCTTAATTAATGAGTCGTTATAGTCGATCTGCTGGTATATCTTTGTTAAGTTAAACAATGACTGCTTTGACTCATCCCTAAATGCATGAGACTCAGTCCTTGGAAACTGACGATAAAATTCATTTAGTGCGTCAGCATCAGACTTCAATGCAGCAACCTCGTTTGTCCACCAACTAATAACACCGTTGGTTATTTTTTCTCCGTCCATTCCAATAACTGGTGTTTTGGGATCTTCAAAGACAGGCCATCCGTACCTATCAATGTACCCCTCAATATTCCATTCCATTGGTATAAATAAAGAATACAATCCCTGCTTGGTTTGACCATTGGCAGATCGTGATGCAGGGTTACTATCGTTAAATAGTTTCTTAAAATTATCACCACCCTTAGACAATGCATTTGACGTTGATCCCATCATACACTTACCAACAATCTTTGATCCCAACCTAAGACAGGTCTTTGTTACACGCCAATTGTTTAAAATGTTTTCAGGCTTCTCCCACTTTCCAGATTCGTCATGAACTAGCAATAGTAATTTTTCACCGTCATAACTATTGTCAGCTGTGTTCTTCCAGTCAATCGTAGTATCAAGACCATCAATCTCTTCAGTCTTTTCATCGTCCATGTTCCTTCTTGTAATCTTTGAAGCTGGAACTCTAAATGCAAGCTCGGTCTTTGGATTGTCCATACCGTCTTGTATTGGCTTGAAAAAAAATGGGTAGTTACGTATTATCGGAACAACCTTATCTGTAAACATTTTTTTTGCGTCAGAACCTGTTTTAGATAGTATACCAATTCTAGAGTCACGCACTATTGTTCCAGTGCTACAAGACTCAGACGAGCTCATAAAAGAAAATCCAGAACGTCTGTTCTTTAGGTAGCACATACCAAAAGATCTGGCATCAGCCTTGCAAGCCTCCCAGAAAATATAAAATATCCTGTTTGACTCACGAAAATCAGGAAGCCCAACGTCTATCTTTGTCCACTGTAAGTACATGTAATGACTACCAGTTACGTAGGTAGGGGTATTATTATTCATAAACCAATACCCATACTCCCTCTTGTCAAACTCACCCTCGACTAAGTCTATATACCGTGACTTAAAAACATTGTCCCTCCTATTCCAATCAAAAATAGTTTTTATTTTTTGTAGCTCTTCAGGGTATTCTTTTGGAGTCCAAACATTATTAAAGTTATCTACCTTGGTTGGGGTACTTGGAAGTGCAACCTTTAGTCCTCCTATTTCGTATATCTCACCTATAGTGCCATCCTTAGATACTACAACAAAGTCATAGTCACTGCTGTATCCGTAAGCCCATGCTTTTTTTTTGTTCCTTGTAGTTACAACACTTTTAGGAACTTGATCTAAAACAACCCTGTATAAGTTATTTTCCATTCTTAGCTCTTCCTTCGGCAAATCCTTGCCTTCCATGATCAATCTTAACGATGTCTACATTTTTATCTTTGTTCTCCTCCTCCTCAATCTTATGTAGCATAGATAGTGCATCGTCAAAGGCTAACTTTTTAGCAGATGCTGCATTTTTTAATTTATCAGCAGTAAGATCGTCCTCAGCATGAGTAATGATTGGCTCCATCAGAACCTTAATAAGCTCGTCAATAGCCTTCTTACCAGCCTCAAGTATCTCTATTTTTTTAGACATATGTTCCTGTTGTACATTCTGTAAACTAAATCACCGTTTATCTTAAACTCATACTCGCTGTCTGGAGTAAATGAAACTACATCTCCAACAGATACGCCCTCTAATTCATTATTGGTAAAGATTAGTTCACCCCATAATTCCTCAAGACTACCCAAAGACGAGAACACCTTATCCTCAGATGGAATTGGCTTCACAAAACAAAATGGTGACGGTGCCATCCAATCAGATTCACCTGACTTGTAAAGGTACAGTTGATCGTCCTGAACAATAAAGAAGTCGTCAAACAAGTAGTTCCAGCTACTCTTTTGTCTACCCTTCATGTCGTAGTAAAACTTAAATGTGTTGTGATGAACAACCACTATGTCCCCTGGCATTATTGGTCCAGTGTAGTACATTGGTGTGCATATTACCTCAGCAAACCTATTTGTAGATTTGTGATCCTCCTGTGATGAGCTTATGACAAATGGCTTACCTCCGTAAGTTCTTATATTATCGTACCGCTTTCCATCAACTGGCTTGATGATAAAACAGTATGGTGACTTCATTAAAAATCTATTTTAAACTCTATTGATGTTGGAACGTTACTAGAAAAAGTTTTCCACTTAATTATTTCTCCAGATTTGATTATCCATATAGATATTGATCCAGAGTCATCCTTTAGTATGGAATCTATTACCCAAGTTCTATCAAGAACTTCTTGCCCTAACATATAGTGCATGCACTTCATGTAGTCAGGGCCAATAGACACTTTTCTAATTATATTCACCTGTCTGTAGATTTACTTTAATGTCTCCATACTCCTTAATTATCTCATCCTGATAAGACGATAGATCAAAGGCAGCTGTTTCAAGATTTGAAAGTGTAGCGATTTTTTGGCTTTTTAGTCTATTGAAGGTAACCTCAATGTCTGCCAATTGGAACTTTAATTCCCGAAAGTTTGTGTTAAGCTCAACTAACTTAGAGAGCTCCTCTTTTTTTATTTTTTTCATTTTATTAAATTTATTATGCAAATATACTAATTATAATGATATATACCACTTAAGATCAGAGTGATTGTACTGAAAACATACTGGGGTATTTGCTACTAATGCAGCAGGTGCACCAATAAATGTAGCACCACTAGAGATCCATGTTGTAGTAGGTCTTGCAATTGTGGACATTACTGTGTACTTTATTCCATTTAAGTTGGAATTTGCAGCTGGAAAAGTTATTGCAAAACTAGCTCCAGCAACTGTGCCAGTAAAGTATGTGTTTGTGCTAGTAATTGTGGCAGATGTTAGTGAATTTGTTGCAACAACAGAAGCGTTAACATTTAATACACCACTGTATATTAAATCAAAGACTGATTGAACAGTAAAATTAAATGTCTCTCCCGTACTGTTTGATCCAATTAATGTAGTACTTGTTGTTGGCGTTGAATTGTTATAGCTATTTATTTTCATTTTCCTTGTCCTTTATATTTTTTTTTATAATTCCTTGATGTCTTTAACTTTGATGTCTTGCTCTTAGCATGAACACCTGGGCGACTAACAAATCGCACTATTCTTTTACTAGATTCTAATTGCTTTTTCATTATTACAAAGTTACATATTTTTTTATTACTCTTTTATTTCAAAGTGCATCCAATCAAAATTCTTTTCACGACCCAAAGATATAAATCCATGCTTATAGAATATATCTATCATTGGCTTGTATTCAGGTCTTGCAAATCTAGCAGTCTTAGATGATTCTTTGAGTAGATTTCTTGCAGGATCTAAGTCTATTGCAATACCCCATGAATGCATAGACAAAGCGTTTCCACCCCTCATCTTTCTGTAGTTGAAACAGCCACCAAATAAGTCTATTCCTAGCTCCTTTATCTTATCATAGCCATAGGTAGCTAAAAGCTCATTGAATACAGCTATGAAATTATCTGCCACTAACTTATGACACATCATAGAGTTGACAGTGCTGTCTAAGTCCCAAGCTATTCTCATTGGATATGGTAGCTTAATCTTCACTAAATACCCTGATCCTGTTATATTAGCAGCACCATATTTTTTTGTTACCTGTTGTGTTGTCATTTAATTTTATTTATATCGTCTTTGATGTCCTTTGCTCTTGCAAATAGTAGTTTCATTGACTGCCACAGGTCCAGATTGTAGACTTGCTTGTATGACTCATTGATCGACATCACCTCGATGCTGGATAACACTAGTGCAACCACCTTTGTCAACATAAATGGTACACTGAAAAAAGTGAGTATGATATCATTGAGAATAAATCTATCAATAAGAAAAAACATTATAACCGTTAATTCGTATAAAGCTAACTTGCTTATAATAGCCGATAATCTTCTAGATGTAATCTTCTCTCCTAGCTTCTTGGCCTTCCATATTCCTGCAACAGTATCGAAAATAATAAGTACTCCAATCATTAGCAGTATACCAGATATTGGTATAAAGAATGCAAGGCATATAGATATAAGTGTCAATAGTTCTGATTGGACAGACATTATTAATAAAGATAGTTGTGTTCTCATACTAGTTCTTCCGTATAATCAACGTTAAAATCATTCTTTAACTTATCTATCCACTCCTGCTTATCTTCAGTTATAAATGTTTCTTCAAGTCCTGTTGCCAAGAATTGGTCTTCTACTAATATTCCATAATGGAATATTACTTTGTCATTGTTGTAAACTATGAAATGTCTCATACTCCTCCTCCGTCTGCTATTGTCCAATTATTTTGTGCACCTAATAATATATTTTTTCCTACTAATCCACCCGCATTTGTAAATCTTGCACTACCAAAACTTATATTTATATTTGGTTTAACTCCACTTGCACTCCATCCATTATAGATAGCATCTAAATTAGTGGGAGAGAATGTTTCAAATGTTATACCGTCCATAAAGTTAAGGAAGTTTGTGACATTCGCTACATCCCAAGAACCTATGTTTTTATTGAATGTAATTGCTTCATAAAACATGCCACTCATATCAGTAACTTCTGCTGTGTTAAATGATAATGGTTGATTGAATGATGAGCAAAAAACAAACATGCTACTCATATCAGTAACTGCTGCTGTGTTAAATGATAATGGTTGATTGAATGATGAGCAACTAGCAAACATGCTACCCATATCAGTAACTGCTGAAGTATCCCAAGAATTTATGTTATTGATTGTAGTTAAAGTATAACAGCTATAAAACAAGCCTTTAAAATTAGTTACCCCTGTTAAATTTAAAGTGCCTTGTACTGAAGATAAATCTAAGTTAGGGCAATTATAAAAATTATAACCTGCGTTTGCAGTACCTAACTGAAGCTGTCCCCAATTTACTACCGAAGTGATAAAAATTGAGCCCTCATAAACACCAAAATCCCAACCTGTGCAGTCCCCTGTAATTATAACTGTATAAGTTCCTGCTGTTGCATAAGTATGTGTCCTGTTAGTGTAACTATTAACTGATGTATTACCATCCCCCCAATCTATTGTTCCTGAGTAAGTACTACCTGTACTCAAATAAGGTAATTCAATAGTTTCACTCAGTCCTGTAGTAGTCCATGTGCTAGTGAATGATGCACCTAATGGAGCTGATGTTCGTGATCCCTTTACAGATATACCTATACTTATTTGCACCGTTAAAAACTTTTAAGTAAATATAATTTAATCAATCTATATAATATATATATAAATAGTATTACCCCTAGTACAGCAAAGAAATTAACCCACCATGGTATATACTTAATTTTCTCTGGTTTTAATGTTTTAGTTACCACCTTAGTGTGGTACACATCGTTGCCCTTAATCGTCCTATATATTGTCTGGACTTTAGCCTTAGATGTGTATATGTTGTCTTGTAGTTTTGTCTGTAGACTTATTAGTTTACCGTCCTTGTCTCTAAGGTCTCCGTTTAGTTGAGATATAACATTTCCTAATGAGTCACAATAAAGTGTGTCTAGTAGCGTTATTGTTTCACCTGGGATTGTTATGGTTGTATCCTTAAGCTGTATTATAGTTACTGTACTATCTTTTTGCACACACAGTGGGCAATACTTCGCCAGCCTTTTTTCTAAGGAGCATGAAGACAATAGTACAAGTAATATAATTAAGTACTTCATTTAGTCTCCTTTAAGTGCTTTTAACTCATCATACAAAGCTAAGAGCTGTGCTTCTTTTTGAGCAATTAGTTCCTCTTGAGTAGGACCTTCTACTTCAGTGAAAATAACTTCAACAAGTCCATTTTCATCATAAATTTCGTTTCTAAATTGTGCCATTGTTATTAATGATATTTGTATTTATATAATTTATGTTCTTACAAAGACAGCAGCAGTTTGTAAATTACCACTTATAAATGAACTTGTATTTAATGCTATAGGACTTGCAAATGAAGTGTTTATATAATAACCACTCACCATGATGTTATAGTTAAAATGTCGCATATATGGTACGTTACTACCTAAAGCTGTAACAATTGCACCTGCAGATGAATCAGTTATTACACCCATCCAATATCTTGTACCTGCTGTAAATGTATAAGATGTAAGGAATGTTTTTGCACCCGTAGTTGTCATACTAAGTGCTGATGACTCAATTAACTTTGCTCTTGGATAGCCAAACCCATCATCTGAGTAAACTAATATCTTTACATTACTTGCAGAACTTGCAGCAGTTGTAACATTAACCGATAATTCAGTTATTGTAAATGTAGTGGCAGGAGCAAATAATGTCATCATCATCTGGTTGACTCCATTACTTAAACTTGTACTACCAGGATTAGGGGTATATGCTTGAGCTAAATATAATGCTCCTGGTAGTGTTGGACTTAACATATGAAATCCTCCACCGCCACCGCCACCGCCTGAAGAATTTATTGTTACTACTCCTGTACCACCTGCAGGCGATATTGTAACATTTGTTCCTGCAACAATTTGTGTAACTGCTCCTGCTGTTCCTGTAGCGGTTATTGTTTGATTAGGAAAAGTCCCTGTAACAGTTATATTAGTTCCTGCTACTAAACTTGGTGTTGCTGTGCCTGTACCACCATTCGCAAGTGCTACAATTCCTGTAACATTGGCTGCTGTGCCTGTAGTATTCTGATTAAGTGTAGGGAAATCAGCAGCTACAGCTATACTAGGTACGCCTGTACCTGTTGTGTTCTTTAATATTCCTGTGCCAAGTGTAGATAATAAAGTCCCATTGATACCCTTAACAGTTAATCCTACATCCCCTGTAGCATCCCCTGTATGAGTTGCATTACTTACTAAGCCACTATATTGACTATTCGTAGCATTGTCACCTGTGTTAGTGCCTGTTGAAGTTCCTGAACCAGAAGGTGCGCCTACTTGCGATGCAGTATAGTCACCATTTTGCGCTGTAACTACGCCAGTCCTACCAAATACACTGCTTACAGAATCAGTTGGAGTAAGTAGTTCTTGCCAATTAGCAAATGTAGTTGCTGGAGATGTTTTTAAGATAAATGACTTGTTTAAATCTGTACGTACTGCAACATCTCCTACTTCTGCTGTTAAAGCTAGTTGTGCTGCTTGGTCAATTACTACAAAAGTATCTGTTATAGCAATTGATGGAAGTTGACTAGGGTTTATCTTGCTAGAAGCATCCAATCCTGCATACCCGTTTGCTGCGTTTTTACTTGACAAATCCTGTTTTAAATCAATTGCTGCTTGTAACCCCGAAGTTTTTGCTATTGATAAAGCATTATCTGCTATTGTTGTTGTATTACCTGTACTTGTAACTACACCTGTTAAATTAGCATTGGTGGTTACTGTTGCAGCGTTTCCTGTAGTATTCTGATTAAGTGTAGGGAAATCAGCAGCTACAGCTATACTAGGTACGCCTGTACCTGTTGTGTTCTTTAATATTCCTGTGCCAAGTGTAGATAATAAAGTCCCATTGATACCCTTAACAGTTAATCCTACATTACCTGTAGCATCACCTGTGTGAGTTGCATTACTTACTAAGCTACTATATTGAGTGTTGGTAGCATTGTCACCTGTGTTAGTGCCTGATAGATTCGCTACAGCTACATTAGCTAACATTGCATTAGAAATAGCTCCATTAGCTATAGCTGTTGTATTACCTGTACTTGTAACTACACCTGTAAGATTAGCATTAGTTGTAACAGTTGCAGCGTTTCCTGTTATATTAGTTTGGTCACCTGTATTAGTGCCGCTTGTATTTGTTAATTTTGTTCTCTCTGCTGTGGTTAAAAACAAATTAGTAGAACCTTGAGTAATACTATCTGAATTAGTAATTGTATTTTGTTTGGCATTTAATGCAGCTTGAGTTGCTGTTGATATTGGCTTATTCGCATCACTTGTATTATCTACATTAGCAAGTCCAATATCAGTTTTAGTAATTTCAATATTTCCAGACCCTAATATGTTTTGCCCTTCAACTGTTTTTATGTTAATACCACTTGATAAGGTATCCTGCTTTGAAGATAAAATATTTGCACCTGTAACTGACCTTGTTTCATAGAGACCACCACCAAGGCTCTTAGAAATTTCTAATAAGTCATCAGGTGCTAAAGATTCCCCTTTTGATATTAACTGACTAATTTTTATATTTGCCATAATTTATTGTATTATTCTTTTGTCGTTATTTTCTGTTATTATTTGATTATCATCCTCAGTTACTCTGAAATCTCCATAGTAATCTGCTGTTATTATGTTACTTGTAGCAGGTGTTGAGCCTGATGCATTAGTAGCGGTAACCACACAAATTATATCTGCACCTGAATCTGCAAAAACTAAATCATATGTATTAGCGTTAGTGCCTACGTTAATAACACCGCTTATCCATTGATATGCAAAACTGCTTGGTGAATTACTCCACGTTCCTGTTGTTGAAGTAAGTGTACTACCAAGTGTAGTTGTACCACTAATTACAGGTGGTGACGAATTTACAGGTGCACCTGATGTACCTGATGTTCGTGCTCCCCTTACAGATATGCCTATACTTATTTGCATTACTTACCAAAGAGCTAAAATATTTGTAGCTGTTGTGCTTGTAAAAACTCTAACAACCTGAATAGGAATAAAAGTTCCTGCCGCAACTCCAACCAATGTAACAGTACTACCACCAGCAGTAAGAACGGTTAAATTTCCCGCCCCACCTACATAAAGGACACAAGGCCACGCTGATGTATTTGGTGATGCAGTATTGTCTCCAGGGAATGGTATGTTAACAGTATCGCTTTTTATAACAGCCGCTGCTACACTAGTTTGTAATTTTAAATTTGCCATGTCTATTTATTTTTTAGTACTTTTTCCATTTGCCCCATTTCGAGCTCTGTTTATCGATGGGCTTTCCTTTACAAAGGTACCATTTTTTTTCTTACTTACATCATGGCCGCCCTTGCCGTCAATACCAAGCCTCCTACGCTCCTTCACGTGTTCTGATCGGTACTTAATCTGCTCTTCCTTCTTGTTTAGTTCTCTCTGGTACTCCCTATGCTTCTCCGCTGCCTTCGGATTCTTCTCGTAGTACTTCGATGTTTTGCTTTGTCCCATAAAATATTTTGTTTATTAGTAAATCTGGATTATTTAACATTTCCTGTCGCTGCTTACAGCCACAGTCTTCCCCGACTAGCTTGTCTAGACCAGTCGCCTTCGTTATTGATGCAATCGTGTCACCAAGCCCCTTGTTTTTTAGTATTAACATATATCTTTTATTTATAAAACATTACATAAACCATTCTTCCAGCTGCCCATCCGATATTCGGGTACTTGCTGTGGAAGTAATTGCATGGATAGCACACTGCCCTATTAATCTTATATCCAACGACAGACTGTAATTCCCACTTAGATAAATCATTTGAGTGATTTAAAAGCATTCCGTCAAAATCTTCAAACGATACCCCATCGTGTAGGCTATCACCATACTCTCTGTGGCTCCAAAATGCGGTGCCGTGTAAACCCGTCATTTTGCTTGGTGAAATATTTAAAACAAGTGCCCTAGTTGGTCTTTCACCATTTATTATAGAGTCAGCGTGGATTCTCCAGTCGGTGTCTAACTCATCTGTAGCCACCCTAAAAAAACTGAGTACAGACTTTCTTTCTACACCCTCTATCGAACTAACTTTGTCAAGGACAGTCTTGTCAAACTCTGGAGTGCTAAACTGTACCCAAAAACTTTTGTCTCCAACAACTACCTCCTCAAAATCATTATCTAATAACTTATTGTAAGTTGATATATACGTTAAATCATCTAAGAAATTATCAACTATGTTTATCATCCCTTAATCCATTTTTTGCTAGGGCTCTTTGTGTCACTTGGTGACCACTTAACCTTGTCTGCCCAATATGCAGCACTCATATTGCCCTTAGCAATATTCTTTGCATGACGGCTCTTAAACGCCTCACGCTGACCAGCCGTCTGATTGGTCTTTACTCCCTGCTGACCAAAACGTAAAAGTTTATAAGAGTCACCATCTTTAGCCATAACTACATGACTTTTAGTTGGATGCGAAGGTGTTTTTTTTGGTTTATTAATACCCTCTAAATTTAATCTCTCAATTGTTGTTTTTATTCTTGGTGGTATAGCCATTTATATACTTTTTTAATATGTTCTTTAAAATCATCAAAAGATAAATCACTTTTAGATCTATTACAGTTTTTACAACAAGGTAATGAATTTTCAATAGTATAACCCAATTGATTATTATATCTATCTACTCCTGTAAAATATATCACATAATCTTTTGGATTAACATTTGGACTATCTTTTTGTAATGAAGGAGCATTTGTCATACAATCCCATTTATTAGGATTTGAACCACAATAAAAACAAGGTTTAGTACTTATATTAACAAAATCATCATAAGATAATAACCATTCAAAATTTCTTTTTTTAGCTCCATTCTTATAACCTTGCATTCTTGATTTCATTGATCTTGCTTGTTTTGATGAAAGACCAGATGAATCTGTACCACAACCACATGTTTTTTGTCTACTTATAGCTGAAAATTTCCAAAATCTTTTTACATTTCCACAAATACAAAAACAATCCCATACCTTATTCTTACCTACAAGCTCTGTAGATTTTAAGATAAAACTACCTATTAAATCTCCAGCTCGCTCTAATCGAGGGTCTTTCACTTTTTCATTTTCTTCATGGCAGCCTTCATTCCGTACTCCATGATCATCTCTTTTTTACCTTCTTTCTTCTCGTGTTTAGCCTTAGCCATTTTAGAAGGATACTTCTCGCCAGTCTTCTTTTCAACCATTTTTGCTTTTGCTTTCATGTTTTATTTATTAATTTATTTTTTTATCTTTTACAACTCTTCTAACAGGTTGTCCCTTATCGTTCATTCTAGTTCTTGACATACTTGTTCCGCCTCCAGGCATATTAAACCTCTCAGTCTCAACAGTGCCACCAAAAATAGTAGGTCTAACAGTTAGTGTACCAGGTACCTCTTGTCCGTCAAATTCTCTAGAGATATCGTAACGCTTCTTGTTAAATATATCAATAGCAGAATTCTTCATTGGCATATTGTCTTTTTCTTCTAAAGTAATTATACGATTCTCAAGGTTCGCTGCTCTTCCTAATATTCTATCAGCCTTCTTGTCTCTACCTTCGTCTACAGCCTTGTAACCCTTACTCACAAGTTTAGCTTCTTTCTCTTTTAATCTACTGATTTTTTTTTTGTCATCAAATGGCATATCTTTTGTTTTTTAAAGGTTTATTTTATATCTTTGATACTATAATGCAAATATAATCAAAATGATTCAAAGAAGAATAAGAAAACAAAAAAAAGAAATCGTAGTTAGGTCAGAGGTTAAGCATGACTTCCTTAAGAATTGGGGACTGGTACGAAAGTTTACAATGTACGAGTACGACATAAAAAAAGTCAACGACCTTGAGATGATACTCTACCTCTATGGTGAGCACCTATTCAACAGGACAACATTTAGAGAGTACGCCAACTTCATGCCATGGGACAAGGACAGATTCAACAGGCTGTATAGATATGGATTCATATCAAAGTGGAGGACAAAGGGATTTGGTGAGGCTGAACTATTCGAGCTGTCACCAATGGCTAAAAAGATGGTGTCTGGGATGCATAAAAAGCTGCTCGGTATAGACATGTTCCCTGAGACAAACCTACGGATCTATAATCAGACAGCCACCTTTTCACAAAAAACAGTGGCAATAGCCGTCAAAAGATTTAACAATAAACTTAAAGAACGCAAACAACGTCCTTCTCCTGAATCACCGACATCCTTTGGTCGCCTATAAGCACATCGTGACCAGATACCTTGTCAAATAGTATAACGTCACCACTAGATATTCCATCTATATTAACACCAGTCTCTATGACTGTTGCCTTGTGGTAACGCATGTCCTTTGAGTCGTCACCGCTGAGTATTAATCCACTCTTGGATTCTCTCTGCTCAAATACCCTCTCTATTAATATAAATCTATTTAGAACCTTCATAGTCTCTTATGTTTGTTATTATTGCGTCAGTACTCATTATTGTGGTTGCAACAGATACAGCATTCATCAATGCGTTTCTTGTAACCTTAGTTGGGTCAATAATACCCATACCGATCATGTCACCGTAGCACTCGTTCTTCACGTCATACCCAAAGTTCCGACCGATTGGCATGTCTTCCAAAATTAAGTCAGGATTCTTACCAGAGTTCAACACGATCTGCTTGAATGGAGACGCAACAGCGTTTAGCATTATCTTTTCAGCCGTAGTACTTACATCTGGAAACTCAAGGTCAAACGCATCTATCAATGCAACACCTCCTCCAGGAAGTATCCCGTCCTCTAGTGCAGCCTTAACAGCACACACAGCATCGTCAATACGGTCCTTCTTTTCTTTTTGCTCAATGTCGCTAAGTGCACCAACATATATGATACCAATTCCACCAGACATGTTTGCGATTCTCTCGTTGATAAAGTTTACCTCGTTAACGTCTGTAGTCTCAGCAATTGATTCCTTTAACACCTGAATGTTCTTGTCTATCGCATCAGTCATAGCTGGTAACGGCATAAATAGCGTCATGTCCTTGTTGATAATAACCCTAGAAGCACGACCAAGATCCTCAACCTCAATAACAGATAGATCGTCACCAGTGTCCTCAGAGAAGTATGTTCCGCCCAACGAAACAGATAAGTCAAACAACAGGTCCTTGCTCCTGTATCCAAATGATGGTGGGATTATGTTACATGCCTTTATCTTGCCCTGTGCAACGTTCAAGTTTAACGTGTTTAGTGCAGACGCACTCAGCTGACCTATAATTAGTAACGACTTGTTTGATGATATAACGTGAGCGATAACCTTCTCTATATTTAGTATGTTGGATATCTCGTGGTCCGTGATCAATACATACGGATTGTCAAGTACACACTCCTGCTTTTTTTGATCAGTGATGAAGTACTTAGAAGAGAACCCCCTGTCGATCTTCATTCCACTGATTATCTCTACGTGTGTGCTTGGAGTCTGACTGTTCTCGACAGTAACAACGTTAACCTTGCCAAATGTGTCAGCGATCATCTTGCCAACCTCCCTGTCGTTATTCGCAGAGATGGTGGCAACGTCAAGTAGCTTCTTTCCACTTAATTTCTTGGACATCTTGCTCAACCTTGAGCAAATTTTAGTCGTTATCTCAGATATCTCACGTATCACCTCTGTAATATTGTCGGCACTGTCGATAATATTGTCAGCGTTGTCAATTATAGACTCTGCCAACACAATTGCCGTTGTGGTTCCGTCTCCAGCAACAACAGCAGTGCGATCAGCTGCCTGTCGCATCATCATTACAGCTAAATTTTCAGTTGGATCGTACAGATTGATCGACCTAGCGACAGTTACACCGTCCTTTGTGACAGTTATACCGCCAATGTGGTTCTCGGACTCTATTAGTACCGTCCTGCCTCTTGCACCCATGGTGCTCTTGACCGCTCCAGCAATCTTCTTGATGCCAGACTTTAGTTTTTTTTGGCCGTCATCGCCAAAGTGAATCTCTTTTACTATCATTTAATTTAATTTTAATACAAATATAGCAATAATCGTGCTACTATTTTTTAAGTTTCTCTAGTTGAGAGTCAATTGTGTTACGATTCACTGGATTATTCATCATACTTGAGTAAGTATCATAGGCCTTATTGTACTTTTTTTGTGCCTTAAGGTCTCTTAAGCTACTTGCACCTTGAAATTCTGTTCTCCTAGGAGCTTCTGTAGGCATTCCCGTTTTAGTAGATGTTGAAATATCCCAACCCTTAGACTTGTCTATCTCTCCAAAATTACCATTCGTGCCCTCCATGTAGTCTTTGTTGTAACCAGTCAACTTTTGTACAACCTTTGCCGCTAGTGTAGGAGACATTCCGCCTTTTCTGTTCTCACGCTTATATCCTGGTTGAATATACTCTGGAGCTGCTGGACCTTCATAAGAACCCTGAAGGCTCTGCTTTATATTTGGCGTAACTGTTGACCTTCTAATTGGCATAGATGAAGGAAGTGATGTGTCTTCTTTTTTTTGAGCCTTGAAAGTTAAATCAGGTGATGCGTAAACCAAAGAACTAGCCTCCACTGCATTTTTAGTTATGCTCGGCTTTACATCCTTAGGCTTAGACTTTACTACTGGGGTTGGTCTTACTGGCTTGTCATATACAATGCCTGGGAAAGAATGAGACTCTTTGTTTTTTGTTTTTTCAATAAACATTTCATCTGAACCGTATTGAGAAAGGTATATGTCCTTTGCTACTGGCTCACCCTTTGATCTAAATGACTTGTTGTACATTTCAACTGTAGCTGGTAAAGCCTTTTTTGGCTTACCCATTCCAGGATTACTAAATGTCTTAAGGTCAAAGTTATTGGTCTTATAAAATTTAGACTGATCTACATAGTTAGTGGAGTCAGACTGATACTTTTTATAATTGTCAGGGGGTGTTGTTTGAGAGGTCGTTCTACCTATTTTCATCTTTGCCATAATACTGTTATTTTTATTATTAATATGTTAATCTCTAACTGGTACTCGTCAAATAATTCGTCTGGGCAGAATAACTCAAAACCTAAATTAATGCCGTACCAAAATCTGTTTTCAAATAGTATACTCATGATGCAAATATACTAATTATTTATCATTCGTTTTTTTTATTTGTTAAATATTTGGAAGTTGTGGGTAATATATAGGTTTGACGATGAGCTGGCCAAAAGGAAAACGATTTAAAAATTGATGGGGGGGGTCTGCATTTTGAACTTTTGGTTGGGATATTCTAGCTTTTTATAGGCAACCCCCTCTCAACCTTGCTACCTATAGGTCGATAGGTCGATAGGTCAGCTACACGTCACCTCAGCCGACAGAACGACATATTAATCTGCTACCAAATATGCGTGTAGTATAATTTACATTATGTTAAATAGAA